GCGCGCTGGGGCGGCGACGAGTTCATCGTCGTGTTGCCGGGGCTCGGCCGCGTCGAGCAGGTGCGCATGGTGGCCGAGAAGATCTGCCAGGAACTCAGCGTGCCGATCCGCCTCGAGGCCGGCACCGTGCGCGTGGGCTGCAGCGTCGGCATCGCGCTGGCGCCCTGGCAGGAGCAGTTCCTGATCGACGCCCTGTCAGAGCGGCCGGACGGCAAGTGGGCTGCGAAAGAGGTGGGGTTGAACGTGCCCCGCCAGAACGGCAAGGGCAACATCCTCGCCGCCCGGGAGCTGGCCGGGCTGATCCTGTTCGGTGACCAGCTCATCACCCACACGGCTCACCAGTTCGACACTGCACAAGAGCACTTCCTGCGCATGTCGCTCCTGTTCGAGACGTGCCCGGCGCTCGAGGGGAAGCTCAAGCGGATTCGGACGGCGAACGGGTCCGAGGGCATCGAGTTGATGAACGGGTCCCGCCTGAACTTCAAGGCCCGGTCGAAGGGCAAGGGTCGTGGGTTCTCCGGTGACCTGGTGGTGTTCGACGAAGCCATGATTCTCGCCGACGGCACGCTTGATGGCCTGCTGCCGACGATGGCTACCCGCCCCAACCCGCAAGCCTGGTACGTCGGTTCGGCTCCGGTGATCGGCCCCGAGTCCGACGTGTGGCGTGGCGTGATCGTCGGTGGCCGACGACCGGACACGGCGATGTGCTACTCGGAATGGTCCTGTGAAGTTGGGGCCGACACGTCCGACCCGGACAACCTCGCTGCCTCCAACCCCGGCCTAGGTGTCACGATCTCGGCGGAGTTCGTCGACCAGGTGGAACGCCCCCGGCTGTCCGAGGACGGTCTCGCCCGGGAGCGGTTCGGGATCTGGAACCCGGCCGAGGCAACGCCCAAGGTGATCCCGACCGCCCTGTGGAACGCCTGCGCTGACGCCACGAAGGTCCCCGCTGACCCGCTGTCGTACGGCATCGAGATGACGTTGGACCGCAACCATGTCACCATCGCCGCCTGCGGTGACATCGACGGCGCGAACGGCGTGGCGATCATGGACCACTACGACGGGCCAGACGCCCCCCGGTGGCTCGTCGAGCGCATGGCCGAGCTCATCACCCACCCGTACCGCAACGTGTGCATCGACGAGCGTTCAGCGGCGGCCACCGAGATCCCGAAGTTGACCGATGCCGGGGTGCGGTTGACGCCGTGCAAGTTCGGTGACCTCGTGCTCGGTTGCGCCGGGTTCTACGACGAGATCATGAGCGGGACGCTCATCCACCCCGGCGACCCGGTGCTCGATTCCGCCGTCGCTGGTGCGCAGAAGCGCGACGCGGGTGGGTCGTGGCTGTGGGACCGCAAGCCCGGTCAGATCATCACGCCGCTTGTCGCCGCGACGCTCGCCCGGTGGGCGCACATCCAACCCGACGAGGAAGCGGTCGACCCGCTCTCCCAAATCTACTGAGAGGACCCGCCATGCTGAACGCGTTCCTCGAGGTGCTCGGCCTGCTCTGCATCGTCGCCGCTGCTGCTCTCGTGTTCCTGCCTCTCGGTGTCGCCGTGTTCGGCGTCGGGTGCCTGTGGCTTTCCTACGCTGACGCCCGCGGGGGTGGCTCGTGAGCCTCCTGTTCCGTGAACGCCGCGCGGCCTCGTTCAGCCTGCCCGCGCGAGGTGTCGCCACTGGGCCGATCACCACCCCGACGCAAGACCAGGCACTCCGGCACTCGGCCGTGTGGGCGTGCGTGAACCTGATCGCCGACATGATCTCACCGCTTCCGATTGACCGCTACCAGCGAGTCGATGGGGTTGCGGTCGCCAAGACCGACACGACGATCGTGGAGGACCCGGGGGTCGGGATCGACCGCATCTCGTGGATTCGGCAGGTGCTCGTGTCGTGGTTGTCGTCAGGCAACGTGTTCATCCTGCCCACCGAGTACACGGCCTCCATGTACCCGCGCCGTGCGGTCGTCGTGGATCCGATGCGCGTGCGATGCAAGTTGCCGCAGCACGGCATCGGCACAGTCGATTGGTTCGTTGATGGCAAGCCAGTTCCCGAGCTGATTCACCGCCCGGCATTCGCTGTTCCTGGTTCACCGATCGGACTGTCTCCGATCGGCCAGGCTGCGGCGTCGGTGGGGTTGGGCCTCAATGCCCAGGAGTTCGGTGCTCGGTGGTTCCTCGACGGCGGGCACCCGTCAGGGATGCTCACCAACGATGGCGTCATCACGCCTGATGACGCTGAGGTCGCGAAGCGCCGATTCTTGGCGTCCATCCGTGGCACCCGCGAGCCGCTGGTGATCGGGAAGGGATGGAAGTGGACCCCCGTCGCCGTCCCCGCCGACGAATCACAGTTCCTTGAGACGATGCAGGCCAACGTCGCCGATGTCGCCCGGTACTTCGGCCTACGCGCCGAGGACATCGGCGGGTCGTCTGGCGACTCCATGACCTACGCCAACGTCGAGCAACGCAGCCTCGACCGCCTCACCTACCCGATCGCAACATGGGTCGCGAAGCTCGACGAGCTCCTTACATCGTTGACCCCGCGCCCGCAGTACGTCAAGGTCAACGTCGATGCCCTCGTCAGGGTCGACCTTGAGACCCGCTACAAGGCCCACGACCTCGCCATCACGTCCGGCATGGCGAGCCCAGACGAGCGCCGGAAGCTTGAGGATCTTGCACCCATCCCCGACGGGGCCGGTGCGCACTACCTCTGGCCCCCTCATTTGACCGCCCCGACCGCGAACGGAGCGACACCATGACCGATCTCCTCACCCTGCCCGACGAGGTGGTGCGGCGCCTCGCCGACAACCACATCGACCTCGCCGCCTCCCATCTCGCCGCCACACAGCGCGGCCGATCCCTCGAGGCACGCGCCTGGCGTGCCCCTGAGATCCGCCTCGACGAGAACGGCAACCCCATCTTCGAGGGCTACGCAGCACTGTGGGGAGTTCCCTACGACGTTGCTGGCGGACCCGCCAACTACGGCTGGGTGGAGATCGTTGAGCCCGGCGCTTGCGACAAGTCGCTGCGCGAGCGGGAGGACGTGCGCCTCCTCGTCAACCACGACGGAGTCCCGATCGCCCGCACCCGATCCCGCACCCTGGAACTCAAGGCCGACGACACGGGCCTGTGGTCAGGGTCCACCCTCGACGCAACGTCCCCGCTGGTGCAGACCGTCGCGTCAGCGATGACCCGCGGCGACCTCGACGAGATGTCATGGGCATTCAGGGTGCTCCGTCAGGAGTGGAACGCCGACTACACGGAGCGCCGGATCCTCGAGGTCCAGATGTTCGACGTGTCGATTGTTACCTACCCGGCGAACCCGGCGACCACCGCGCAACTGCGCGGCGCCGAACCGCCCGAAGATCCCCCCCCAACCCGGGGCGCGTACCCGCTCACGCTGGCACTCGCCGAGCGTGAGCGCCTGAGCCTCACTCGCTGAGGCTCCAACCGCGATCGCGCCGGAGCCACGCCGGGCCCGAAACGCCACCACCTGCCCAACGGGCACGCCGGAGCGACACGGGCACCACCTGAGCCACCACCCGTAGCGGATCACAACAACCCACCATGCCCAATCGGGCAGAAAGGCGTGATCCCACATGGATCTGCTCACCATCACCCGCGGCAAGATCGCCGCACTCCTCGAGGCCCGCGCCGTGGCCGAGGCCGAACTTGACGCCATCCTGGCGCCCGCCGTGGCCGAGGAGCGCGACCTCAACGAGTCCGAGAACGAGGCCCGCACCGCTGCGGTCGCCAAGATCATGGATCTCGACGAGAAGCGCACCGAGGCCGAGGCCCGCGAGGCCGAGCTCGTCGCCGAGGCGGAGGCCCGCGCCGCCGCCGATGAGACCGCCAAGCGCCTCGACGCCGCCAAGCCCGCCGAGGTTCGCGGTCAGGCCATCGTCACCCGTTCGGAGCCGGTGTACCGGCCCGACGGCGATCACTCGTTCTTCGGTGACGCCTACGCGGCCCGGTACGGCTACGCGCCCGACGCCCAGGACCGCCTGTACCGCAACTCGCTGCTCGCCAAGGAGTCCCGCGACGTCGGCACGTCGGCGTTCGGTGCCCTCGTGGTCCCGCAGTACCTCACCGAGATGTTCGCCCCGAACCTGGCGGCCGGTCGTGCGTTCTCCAACACCGTGCAGGGCCTGTCCCTGCCGTCGGAGGGCATGACCATCAACATCCCCCGCGGCACCACCGCGACCGGTGTTGCCGTCCAGTCGGCCGAGGCCGACCCGGTGCAGGAGACGGACTTCGACGAGACCACGTTGGCGGTGTCCGTCAAGACCTACGCTGGTCAGCAGGACATCTCCCGTCAGGCTGTCGAGCGTGGCCGCGGCGTCGATCAGATCATCTACGCCGACTTGGCCGCGCAGTACGCGGTTGCGCTGAACACCGCCAACATCACCGCGACCCTGGCGGTGTCCGGCATCGGTTCGGTGGCCTACACCGACGCGTCGCCCACTGTGGCCGAGCTGTTCCCCAAGCTGGCGAACGCCGTGCAGACGGTCAACTCGGGCCGGTACATGCCTGCCTCGGTGATCTTCATGCACCCCCGCCGGTGGGGTTGGATGACTGCCGCCCTCGACGCCAACTCGCGTCCGCTCATCTCGACGGACGTGCCCGACAACACGATCGGGCTCGGCAAGGCAGCCGGCTACGGCCAGGTCGTGGGTCAGATCCTCGGCGTGCCGGTCGTCACCGATGCCTGTATCTCGACCGGCCTCGGCGCTGGGACGAACGAGGACGCGATCATCGTCGCGAAGGCCGACGACATCCTGCTGTGGGAGGACTCCATCGCGCCCACCGAGCTTCGGTTCGAGGAGGTCGGTGGCGCCACCCTTCAGGTGAAGCTGGTCGTCTACGGCTACTCGGCGTTCACCGCCGGTCGTTACCCGACGGCGATCTGCAAGGTGACCGGCACCGGCCTGGTCACCCCGACGTTCTGATCCTGAACGTCTGAGCCCGTGCCCGGCCGGGCCAACCCCCGGCCGGGCTGGCTCCCCCATCCCATCTCCCATCGGAGGCACCATGTCCGATTCCTACGTTGCGGCGCTGCTCGCCGAGCGCGACGCCTACATCACCCGCGGTCGACGCGACCGGGCTGCACAAGTCGCCGCCGAGTTGGCCCGGTTCGGTGTCGTTGTCGATGCCCCGCAGACCGCTGATGCCACGCCCGCCGCCGAGACCGCCGACGCGCCGGTGAAGCGCAAGCCCGGCCGCCCCCGCAAGGCCCCAGAGGCCCCGGCCGACTGATGGCCTACGCGACCGCGGCAGAGGCGAAGGCGCGGCAGACGCGCCTCACCGACTACGACGACACACTGGTCGACGAGGCGATCGCCGAGTTCGCCGACATCGCCGAACGGTACTGCTGCCGCGCGTTCGAATCCCACGCGGACGCCACCTACGAGATCACCGAGCGCCCGCTGCCGGTTGATGTCGTGTTGCCGGGCGTGAACATCTCCGACGTGTCGATCGACTGCGACGGCACCGACGTCGATCTGACCGAGTCGATCATCTTGGAGGAATCTGGGGTGATCGGGTCGATCCCGTGGCCTGACCGGTACGCCGAATCCGCGGTCGTCACCTACACGCACGGCACCGAGTCCCCGCCCGGGGCGATCAAGCGTGCCGCCATCGAGTACGCCGCCCGCGTCCTGATCGGTGAAGGGTCCGGCATGTCCCGCGACGTTCGCACGCAGGCGTTCGACGGTGGCACCACGTCCTACGTCACCCCTGATTGGGAAGCTGGTCGCCCGACTGGGTTCCTCGAAGTCGACCGGCTCCTGAACAGCTACCGGCTTCCGCTCGGGTTCGCATGACCGCCACCACGCCGCAGGGCTGGGTCGTGATCCAGTCGCTGCGCGACCAGTTGGCCGGGCGTGTCGACCCGTGTCAGGTGTACGCGTGCCCGCCTGGCGACAAGGACGCCACCGCTGAGGTCGCATGGTTCGGCGGTGTCGACTCCGGTTCCGTCGAGGTCCCGGTGCTGCAGGATGGTCGCAAGCAACGCAACGAGTCCGTTGCGGGTGTCCTGAACGTGAACATCGCTGGCCGCTCCGACCTGACGTCGGCACAGTCCCGGGCGATCGAAGTGGCGGCCGAGTTCATGGACTTGTTCGCCGACGACCCGACTCTCGGTGGCCTTGATGGCGTCTACTCGTCCAGGGTCACTTCGTACTCGTTCGACATCGTCGGCACCCCTGATGGGCCGGTTGCGTGGGCTGGCGTGCAGTTCACCGTCGACGTCCGTCTCCACTGATCGGAGCACCCGTGAAGCTCACCTATCCCGGACCGCTTGAGTCGGTCACGTTCTACGACCTCGGGATCACCGCCAAGCGCGGCGAGGCCGTCGAGATCCCCGACGTGATCGCCGCGGATCTCATTGACCAGGGCTGGAAGGCCCCCAAGGGCCGCAAGGCCGCAACGTCCAAGGAGGACTGAACAAATGGCACAGCCGTCCGGCCTCTCAGGGCAGATCGGTCTCAAGGCAGAGTCCACCTACGGCACTCCCGTCACGGTGGACCGGTTCTTCCCGCTCGTGAGCGAATCGCTCGCGGGTGAGGTGGAGCGCATCGAATCGGCAGCGATCATCGCCGGGAACACCATGCTCACCTCCGAGCAGTGGACGCCCGGTCTTGTGACCGTCGGTGGCGACACCGGGTTCGAGCTCACCGACCGCTCGTGCGGCATTCTGTTCAAGGCGATGTTCGGAGCCGTGTCGACGTCGGGTTCGGGGCCCTACACGCACACGTTCACCCGTGGCACCCTCGGCTCGTACACGATCAACGTCGGTCGTCCCGCCACCGATGGCACCGTGCACCCAGCCTGTTACACGGGGTCCAAGGTGGCTTCGTGGGAGCTGGCGTGCAAGGTCGGCGAGATAGCGACGCTCGGCCTGACGTGGATGTGCCAGAACGAGCAGATCGGGTCGCGCACCGTCACCGACGGCGTCACCACAAACTCGTCCAAGGCGATCTCGTCGTCGACGGCAGCGTTCACGCAGGCTGACGTCGGCAAGATCATCTCCGGCACCGGCATCGCTGCGAACACCACGATCGCCGCGGTCACGTCGTCGACGGCGGCGACCCTGTCCGCGAACGCGACCGCGACCGGCACGGGTATCACGTTCACGATCGGTCAGGCCCTCCCGTCGGCGTCGTACGCGTCTGGTGCGCTGCCCCTCAAGTTCACGGGTGCCGCGCTGACCATCGCCGGTGCCGACATGTACGCGTCCGAGGTAATTGTGAAGGGCGAGAACGGCCTGTCGGATGCCCGCCCCTACCTCGGCTCGGCACTGACCCGCGAGCACCTGCCCGCCGACCTCCGCAGCTACACCGCCGACATCAAGGCCGAGTTCGACTCCCTCACGTCGTGGACCGCGTTCCGTGCCGGGACCGAGGCGACGCTGTCCCTGGCGTTCACGCTCGGCTCGTACTCGGTTACCCTCGCCGGGAACGTCCGCTACGACAAGGCCGCGACGAACGTCGCGGGCAAGGGCATCCTCGAGAAGGACTGCACGGTCAAGTTCGCCGACAACTCGTCGACGTCGATCTCGGTGGTCCTGGTCAACGGCGACTCTACCCCCTGATGTCCGAGGACGCCGGTTCTGGCATCAAGGTCGACGGCCTCGACGAGTTCCGCAAGGAGCTCCGCAGGGCCGCCGACGGCAAGACGCTCCGCAAGGAGTTCACCGCCGAAGAACGCAAGATCGCGCAGCGTGTCGCCCAGGCGGCGCGGGCGCAGGCATCGGGCGGGCCGCAACGGCACTTCGCATCCAAGATCACCGGCAAGGTGTCGCCCCGCAAGGGTGCACTCGTTGGCATCGCTCCGGTGGCGAACGCTGCCTTTTGGGGTGCGAAGAAGAACACCGGCTGGAACCGCGCCGCCCGCGAGGGGTCCAAGGCGCAGCACCCGGCGTGGGTCGGCGCTGCATGGGAGGTCGGCGGGCCTGGTGGCCCGTATGCGATCAACCCCGCGATCCGGGACCTGTCGCCGCTGATCCCGTCTTGGTACGGCGACGCCATCGACCGTGTCACCCGGCCCGCGTTCCCTGACTGATCCAACCCAACACCGTTGGAGGCAACCACATGGCTACAGCACCGCGCCCTGGCGTCGGTAAGCGCATCGCGCAAACCGAGGCAGCACAGGAGGTGATGACCATTCGAGTGCGGGACCGGCACTACGCACTCGCCGCGGGCAGCGTCCCATTCGCGATCCGCACGAAGGTCCGCAAGGCCACTGGCGGCATCCCCTTCGAGCAGTTCATGGCGTCCGACGACCGGATCGGCCTCGACTCGCTCATGGTGCTCGTGTGGGTCGCCCGCCTCGTCGCCGGTGAGGACGTGACCATCGAGGACGTCGAGGAGCAGTTCGACGGCCTGGACTTCGAAACCGAGCTCGACGTGGAGCAGGTCACCGCGGACGAGGACGACGACCGCCCGGAATCCTGAGGGCCGCGCTCCTGCCCGCGTGGCCCGCACTGTCGCTCCACTTCGGAATCCGACCGTGGGAACTGGACCGGCTCAGTCCGGCCGAGCTGAACGAGTACCTAGAGGCCCTTGCGGACCTCGCAGCACAAGGGGGTGGTGATGGCTAGCAAGCGGCTCGAGGTCATCATCACCGGCAAGGCGACCGGCGCACTCAAGGCCATTCATGACACCGAGGGCGCCGCGGGCGGCCTCAAGGGCAAGGTTGCTTCGGCCGGGAAGGCGATGGTCGCGTTCGCCGCTACCGGCGCCGCTGCTGCCGTCGCGTTCGGGGTGAAGTCCGCCAAGACCTTCGAGAACGTCGGCAAGGAAGTCGGGAAGCTGTCGCGGCTCACCGGCATGTCGTCGGTGGAGGCGTCGAAGCTGCGGTTCGTGATGCAGCAGTCGGGCATCGGGGCCGAGCAGGGCGCCAGGGGGATCGCGGCGTTCTCGAGGAAGCTCGTTGCGTCCAAGGACTCCGCCAAGGACTTCGGTTTCCAGACTCGCGATGCCTCCGGGCATCTCCTTCCGATGTCGGAACTGTTGGCCCGGGCTGCTGACCGCATGGAGGGCATGGCGGACGGCGCCGAGAAGAACGCCTACGCGCAGAAGCTGTTCGGCAAGGGCGGCCTCGAGATGGTCAAGATGTTGAACAAGGGCCGCGACGGCATGTCGGATCTGGCTAAGGAGGCCGAGAAGTACGGCCTCGTGTTGACCGACAAGAACATGGACGCGGTCAAGAAGGCCACCGAGGCGCACCGCCAACAGGAAGCGGCGATGCAGGGGTTGCAGGTCCAGATCGGCACGCACGTCCTGCCGATCCTGACCAAGTTCACGACGTTCGTGGCGACGCAGATCCCGAAGGCAACCAAGTGGTTCAACGACCATCAGTCGGTTGTGAAGAAGCTGGCGTTCGTCGTTGGCGGCGTGCTGGTGGTCGGGTTCCTCGCGTGGGCGGCTTCGGCTGCGTCGGCTGCCGCTGCCACCCTGGCGGCAACGTGGCCGATCCTCGCTGTGCTCGCTGCGCTTGGGCTGCTGGTGGCTGGCCTGATCTACGCCTACAAGCATTGGGGCTGGTTCAAGACGGCCGTTGACGCCACCGTGAAGTTCCTCAAGGGGACTGCGTGGCCCGCGATCAAGACCTTCATCGGCTACGTCCGCGACGGGTTCGCGGTGCTGGTCCGCTGGATTCGGGACCATTGGGGCCAGATCCGCACCGTGATCTCGGTGGCGCTCAACGCCATCAAGGGCACCATTTCGGCCGTCCTCCACCTCATCACGGGTGACTGGAAGGGCGCATGGGAGATCGTCAAGCGCACCGCGTCTGATGCGTGGGCGCGGATCCGTGACGGGGTGCGTGCGGGAATCGACAAGGTCGGCGCCTACCTCAAGGAACTGCCCGGGAAGATCCCCGGTTGGATCGGCAACCTGAACGACCTGCTCTACGAAAAGGGCACCGATCTCATCAAGGGCCTGAACGCCGGCATCCGCGACCACCTGCCATCGTTGAGTGCCCTCGTGCATCGGGTGACTCAGATGCTCAACCCGGTGAATGGCCTCGGGTCCCTGTTCGGCCGCGAGGCTGGCGCCAAGACGTCGACCGCGGGCCGCTCGGCGTCCTACAAGCCGTCCGTCTCCCGTGGCGGCGGCTATGGGCAAACCGTGATCCACGTCCATGTTGCCGGGTCTGTGGTCACCGTGA